CAATGAATAACGATTTAATTCAACAATCATTTAACAAAGCTATAGGTGGTGGATTATCTGGAAGTCTGGCAATGGCTACACAAGTTACTACACTAATGTGGTTACGAACTGTAATGAATTATCAATATGTAAATGGCACACCATTTAAAGAATCATTCAAAACATTGTACAAAGATGGAGGACTACTAAGATTATATCGTGGATATCCAATTGCGATTGTAAACGCACCATTATTTAGATTTGGAGATACCGCAGCTAATATTGGAATTTTAGAAGTTACTAAGAATCTAGATTTACCTATTTCTGTAAAAACCGGAATTGCAAGTGTTGGGGCCGCAAGTTGGAGAATGATTTTAATGCCATTAGATACTCTTAAACTAAATTACCAAGTAAATGGAAATCTAAACATCCTTAAAACAAATATAAATTCAAATGGTTACAAAGTTTTATACAATGGATCATTTGCTGCCTTTAGTTCCACACTTATTGGACATTATCCATGGTTTGTAACCTATAATTATTTGACCCATTATTTTCCAGAATCAAAAGAAGATAGCACAATAGATAAATTATCAAGTCGTGCTACTATTGGATTATGTGCATCTGTCATTTCGGATTCTTCTTCTAATTTTGTTAGAGTTATAAAAACAATAAAACAAACAACTATGAATTCCTTAAGCTACAAAGATACTGTTAAATATTTATATGAAAAAGAAGGATACAGTTGGATATTCCGAGGTCTTAAAACAAAAATAATGACAAATAGTATTAATGGTATTATTTTCTCTATAACCTGGAAATATTATCAAGATTTATTTACTAAAAATGAATATTAGTTTCAATTATTTTGGATTAAATGATACCCCACAACCACACGTTGTTGCTAAATTCTTATCTGGAATAAACACAAATTTACTTTCAAATATATTTTTACTATAATCTTCTTTAACATAATCTATTGTTGTTCCAAGCAAATACATTTCTGCTAGTGGATCAACCGCAATTATGATATCTTCATTCTCTAATATATTAGGTTTTACTAATGTATCTAATTCTTCTTTATTTATTGTAGATAAATCATAATTAAACCCATTACATCCTCCACTATTTGCCGAAAATAAAAAAGCATAATTATGGTTTACTTTAACTATTTTTGCCATTTTAGATAATGCTGATTGGGTTATATTTACAATAAATGTCATTATAAAAGATATAAAGATATTTTTATTTTAATCTTAAATGGATATAGAAAATCATTTAGAATCACATCATGCTAAAAATAGCGCAAAATATATTAAAAATATAATTTATGGAGGAATAGATGGTATCATAACAACATTTTCTATCATTGCTGCGTGTTTTGGTTCTAACCTTGGTATTAAATATATTATAGCAATGGGATTTGCTAATTTAGTCGCAGATGGATTTTCAATGGGATTTGGTGATTATATTAGTAGTTATTTTGAAACAAACTATATATTATCTGAAAAGCAAAAAGAAGAATATGAATTTGAACATAATAATGCGTATGAAGTTACCGAAATGATTGAATTATACACTTCAGAAGGATTAGATGAAGCCGATTCAAAGAAAATTGTGGATATTTTGACATCAAATGAAAAATATAAACCCTTTTTTATAAAATCTATGGTATCTATGGAACTGGGTTTAGAAATACCTGAACATAATTACAAATCTATCATAAAAAAAGAGGCATTATATACATTTGGATCATTTATTATGTTTGGATTTGTACCATTAATGATATACATCATAAGTTATTGGTCAGATTATTACAATTATAATGTAATATTTGGAGCGGATTGTTTTATAACATTAGTCACCATTAGTTGTCTTGGATACCTTCAAGCAGTCATCACAAAACATCTAAATTAATGGGATGTATTATATTAACATTTAATGGATTAATCTCTACAAGTTGCGCATTTATTATTGGATATGGGTTGGAAAAATTGTTATCTTAAATCTATTTAAGTTTCAAATAAGATAAACCATCCATTCCCAACATGATTTCATGGCGTTCAACATTTTGTTTTTATAATTTATAATTTCTGTAAATACAAATATCTATTTTACATATACATTAATTTCTAAATAATTATGAAAAAAACTATAAAATATTTTATAGTTATTTATTTATATGATTAAACTGTTGATTTCTATATTAGTATTATACCAAATACTATTATTAGTATATTATACCTTTCGATTTATTTATCGTCACGCAATAATGAATGAAAAGGATTTACTTTCACGATATGGACCAAATAGTTATGTTATGATTACTGGTCCATCCAGTGGTCAAGGATATCATTTTGCTAAACAATTTGCTAAACGTGGATTTAATCTTTTCTTAATTGGTTCCAAAAGAACACATAAAGTCATTCAAGAATTAAAAGCATTGTACCCAACTATAAAAATAGAGTTTATAGAAAAAGATTTTAGAAAGGCATATGAACTTACCTTTTTCGATTCTATTGAATCTACATTAAACAATATTAATGGGAATGTATCTATATTAGTTAACAATGTTGGATATCGCTCAGCATGGTATCCATACCATAATATGGATGAACAACTAATCAATGATACAATTGTTGTAGGTACTATTGTTCAATCTAGATTATCTCGATTAGTAATTCCACATTTTATTAAACGAAAAGTACATAATGCTATCATTAATATAACAGCTCAATGTATTATGCCTACATATGCGTTTGGTGAAATATTGAATAATGAAGTTACTGTTCCATATTTGTCAGTATATGAAGCTGCAAACGCATTTGGATTTTACCAAACAAATTCATTAATCAAAGAATATGAAAAATATAGCCATAAAATAGATTTCTTGAATGTTATGCCTGGGGCAGTATTAACCGAAAATACAACGTATTTAAATAATACTATTTTTTGTGTGAATGTTGAAACATTTGTCAAAAATGTAATGAAAAACATTGGAAATGTTAAAGGACATTGTTATGGTTATTGGGGACATGAATTTTCAATTCTATTAATGAATATGTTCCCATTTGTCAAAGACCATGTATTACACAAAACTGGTAAAACAATTGCAACCGAATATATGAATACGCCACCTAAAAAATATTAAATGTTATGAAAATAAATAATATAATATAATAATATTGAAATGGATCATAGAATTATTTATTTATTTCATATTTTATTAGTGACTCCTTTATTTATATATATTTGGTATATAACAAACCATAAAAAACAAAAATTAGATGAATCATTGGGTATATTAATGTTAATAATAGGGATTGTTATTGGTATATATCATTTATATAAATTTGTCAAATTACAAAAACTATTGTCTTAAAGTACCAATTTTAAATTCTTCTATTCTTTTTTTAGCGTATTCCGGATGATTATAAAAATTAAATAATTCTGTTGAATCTTTACCAACACCTTTCATAATTATTATTCCGCCTGGATGTAAATCTATCCATTTTGTTATATCATAAACATTATTATTATAAACTGTCCAAGCATCTTTTCTTTTATTATGTTTGGATACTTCTTCTAGTGTATAAGTTTTTTCTATATTTTGATTATTATTATTTTCAACAAAATAATTTGTAACAGATTTAATTATATCTATCCAATCTTTTTTAATACTTTTAGATTTTGTTTGTTTTTTTAATTTAATACGTTTTTTTAATTTAATACTTTTTTTTAATTTAATACTAGGTAATATTTCAATACGATTTATTAATGGTATTACCTGTTCAACTGTTTGTAATGCACCTTCCATCCACCCTTGAACTAATGAGAAGGATTCACCCACAATAAACAAATTATTAATATTTTTTGATTTTAGTGGTTGTATTACTTTTTTATTAAAATATATTGGATCAATTTTTTTTTTCCAAAAATGGGTTCCATTCATCCAATAATATGAATATAATTTATCAGGTATAGGTATTGATATCATTGGAAATAATTTAGATAATTGGGTATGTATATCATGTTTAATATTACCTTCCGAATATGATTGTTTCCAAAATTGTGAACTTTTCATATTACAGTAAATTTCAATTATACCATTCAATTTATCTATTATAATTAGTTGTCTTATTAAAGTATTAGATATAAATATTTCATCTATAATTCCATCATACCAAAAAGTTCCGTCTTTTTTTTTGAAAGATACATATATACGTATATAATTATTATCATTTGTTAAACTAGTTAAACCATGAGCTTTTTTATTATTCATAATTCTGATTTTTTTTAAGAATGGTATTTTATTTATTTGTTCGGATGGTATAGCTATTACTATATTTTTAGTAAATATATCTCCATTATTAGTTACTAACTTAAAAATAGGCTCTTGATATTCTATATTTTTCAGAATTGTGTTATATTTTATAGTTGCTTTCTTTTCCAATTTAGTAATTATTGATGATAATCCTGTTTTCATTTTAAAAAATTTAGTTTTATAGTTTTCTAATAAATTAATCGCATTAAATGCATTTGAATCTTCTATTATAGAATTATATCCAAATTCTGAATAAATTTTATCTAAATTTATATTTTTATTATTTATTTTTAATATAAGAGATTTTAATGTATTATTAATCAATTCGTTTTTATCAAATTTTTTAGCACACTTAATTAGTTTTTTTAATGTTTCTGATTTTTTAGTATTATATGAATCTATCAGATTATGTTTTAATTTAAGTTCATCTATTAATCTTAACATTAATGTGTGATTGGTAGATATACGATGTGCTCCTGCTTCAATTATTTTATTATTATTAGTAAATTTTTTATTAATAGATTGTATTCTACCACCGGATTTATCACTTCCTTCAATAATTAATATGTTCTGGTTTGACGAATATAATTTGTAATTGCAATAAAGTCCAGATATACCAGAACCTACAATTATAGTATCATAAGTAATCATAATTATATATTATAAGTATTTATTTATTTAAGATATGCTAATTCAATTACAGTATGAATGATGAACAATGGATAAGACAGCTAAATATAACCATTAACAATAAAATAGAAGTAATGAAAGATATAATAGATTTTAAAACTTCTAAAAAAAAAGCATTATCACTTTTAAAAAAAAAAAATAATAATATTATCACTGTAGTAGTCATACGTTCGATAACTAATGATATATACGGATATTTGAATGAATCTAATGCTATAATTGATGGTTGTGTTCCTAAATTTTACAATACATTTAGACGATTATTCAAAAATAAAACCAAAAATAAAAAAGATATTATAATGTTTTTTCTTAAAATTATGAAGGGCAATGAATATACCGAATTAAATATACTATGGGGATTACTTACACCAAATGAAAGAAATATATTTTTACAATCTGTAGATTAATAATTTATAAAATAAATATTTAATATGTTAAATTTGATTAAATAAAATATTATTATTATATTAAATAATTATGGCTTATTTAAGACTTATAAGAAAACCAGATGTATGTATTATTGGATCTGGTATCATTGGAAATTCAATATCATTAAGTTTAGCTAGAAAAGGATACAATGTCAATGTATATGATTCAAATCCAGCACCAGGATATGGTACAACTTCCTATTCAAGTGGTATATGCCGAATGTATTATTCTTTACTAGATAGTGTTAAATTTTCATGGGAAGGATATCATTATTGGGATCAATGGGAAGATCATCTTAAATTTAAGGATGTTAACGGGTATGCTAATCTTAATGAGTGTGGGGCACTGTTTCTCAAAAGTGATAATTCTAGGAAATTCCTCGAAAATTCATGTAAATTAATGAAAAAAGTTGGGATTCCATTGAGTGATATGACATTAAATGAAACAGACGAAATTGTATCAAAAATGGGTATGGACATATACAATACTTATTATCCAACTAATATAGATGACCCTATGTTTGGAGATACAACCCATAAAAATTATATTGATGGTTCGGTATACTTTCCAAAAACAGGATATGTTGGTGACCCATTATTAGCAGCATTAAATGTATATCATGCTTCCAAAAATAGTGGTACACTATTCAATTTTGATACTAAAATAAACAAAATAAATGTAGATTACAACAATACTGTTAGAGGATTAGTTACAGAACATAATGAAACTATTGATTGTCCAATTATTATAAATTGTGGGGGACCATATTCCACACACATAAATAAAATGGCCTTTTATGATAATTATATCGAAAATGATAGCAATATTCATTGTCGCCCATTACGAAAAGAAGTATCATATACCCAATTTAACAAACAAAAATACAATATCGATAGTCAGGGGATGATTGTTATAGATTTGGATGTTGGTCTTTATTTTAGACCAGAAGTGGGCAATAAATTATTGATTGGTTCAACTGAACCAGAATGTGATGAAAAAGTATGGGAAGATGATTTAGATACTATGGATTTAAATACATCTGAACAATGGTTTAACCAAATGTGTCGTGCTGCATTAAGAATTCCCAATCTAGAAATTCCAAACTCTAAAAATCAACAATACATTGTATCCACATATGATGTATCAGATGATTGGACGCCTATTTATGACAAAAGTGCTATATCAGGGTATTATATGGCTATCGGTACAAGCGGAAACCAATTCAAAACTTCGCCTGTAGCAGGAGAATTAATGGCGGAATTAGTTGAATCATGTGAAAATGGATTAGATCATGACAATGATCCAATGCAATACAAATTAAAAAAAACAAAAGGTTCTATAGATACAAGTATATTTTCAAGACTAAGAAGTATTCACAATACTGATAATAATGTATTTGGCTAATAGTAATCTAACATAATGTTTTAGATAGTAAAACATTTTATCAAAATATAATAATTATTCTAAAGTGTCTCCACAAACTCAAATATCCCATCAAAAATAGTATCCATAACTTCTTTTTTCTTAAAATTTTGAGTAGAATCAACCACATATACTGGAACATGCTCCTTTTCAAAATTAAGCCATTCATCATGTTTTTCATGAAGAGATGTCAAATAGTCAAGTGGAATACCATCTTCTCCCTCTCTAGAACGTTCTTTAATTCGTTCATCATTTATAGTTGGATCACATCGCAAATAAATATACGCATCTGGTTTTACATTGAATTGTTCCGATAGCCAATCATTCCATTTACAATATATATCGTATTCTAGTTTTGTCATTTTTCCATTTTCATAACATAGCTTCGCAAAACAATGATAATCTGTATAAATAGAACGCTCTACAAAAACCAGTTTTTCCATAACATTATAATTTGTTATCAATTGATTATCTTTAGGGATATCATTGTAAAGCGGTTTATCATCGCCATTATGAAATTCATCTTGAATCTTTTTGACACGGCTGATGAAACTATTCATTTGAAATGCAAAACTCCATTTTTCTTGGTCTCCATAAAATTTTTGTAAAATATTTTCACCATCACTATCCTCTGTTTTTAGCCATTCATCAACGGGTTCCAATACCAGTTTAGCATTTTTATTTAGTGTATCAAATTTTGACAAATAGCCTTGTAACAAATTTATAAAGGTAGTTTTACCAGAACCAATGTTTCCTTCAACATAAATAATCATTGTATTCATTTAATACAATAAAAATATAAATTCAATTTTATTTAATAAAATATTTATGTTAAACTCCTACTCATTTTTTGATAATATACATTTAGTGTTTTGCTAGCATCAGTTTCTGTTTGAACCCCGATATATGGTTTCAATATAGCTTCATCTAAAAATGCTGTAGATGGTATTTCCCCTTCAGTTACTTTAGAACCATATGGAGAACTTCCAACATCATGTGTTATATTATATTGAATCCCAT